AACAATTGAGATTGTGCCTAATACGCCACTTGTAGCAGAGCAGGCATCTGTTGTTACCGATGCGAATGCAACAGGCTCGACAACTGATGTCGCTGCTACGGCGTTAAATGGTGCGCAGATTAGTTCACTCATTGATATCGTGATGCAAAGTGCTGCGGGTGCTGTACCTGTATCAAGTGCTAAGGCAATCGTTAGTGCGGCCTTCCCGACACTACCAGCTGCAACCATTGACGCAATTTTTGCAGATGTTATCGCAGGTTCATTGCAACCTACGGAGGTTGTTCAGTCAGCCTTTGAAAAAAAAAAAGATGATAGCACAGTAGGTGATGCGCTCATCGCATTAGGCGAAGATGAGAATGCTGAATGGATTTTGATTGATAGCTTCAATGCAGATGAAGAAATTGAGCACGAGTTTGCAGTACGTACTGGCGCGGCTCGCCCCGCTGCTAAGAGTGAGCAGGATGCTATTATCGATGGTAAATACTTTATTACTCGTTACGTTTATGCAGGTAGCTTTACTCATGATAATATGCGCCCATTCTGCAAGAAGATGATTGAGGCTGGCAAGCTATACCGCAAAGAAGATATTGTGTCGATGGAAAATGTAGCAGTTAATCCCGGATGGGGGCCTGAGGGTGCGGACACTTACGATGTGTGGTTCTACAAAGGCGGTGGTAACTGCCGCCACTTTTGGGAAAAGCGTGTGTATGTAGATGCAAAAGGTGCGAAGATTAATCCTAATGATCCAGATGCAAAGCGTATCGCTGTGAGTTTGGCTGAACGCATGGGCTATAAGGTGCGCAACAATGCACTCGTTGCAAAGCTGCCTGAGGACATGCCATACAACGGCTTTTTACCAACTAATCCCGTCTACGGTAATCAATAATTATAACTATGGCTGAAGTACTTTTAATATCCGAGAACTTTGTAAAAAAGTATACCACCGTTAACGGTAGTGTTGATCCAAATCTAATCTACCCCGCTGTGTATTTGGCGCAGGATAAGTGGTTGCTTCCATTTTTGGGAACTGATTTGCTGAACAAGATTAAGACCGATGTAGCTGCGGGCACAATCAGTGGCAACTATCAAGTATTGCTTGAGGATTACGTGCAAAAACCGTTGCTATGGTGGGTGATGCTTGAACTCATGCCACAGTTGACGTACCGCATGGACAATGGCACGCTAGTGCAGCGTCAATCTGAAGACACTGTGCCCGTATCGGATGCAGTTATGAAGGATATGATAGACCGTGCAAGGCAAAATGCAGAGCACTACACTACTTTGCTTGTCGATTACTTATGTGCGAACTCAAGTCTATTCCCTGAATACTCAACAGCCACATGGCCTGACCGTTCACCACGCACAGATGTGACTAACACACTCAACTACCAGTTCAGCAGCGGTAACACGGCCACATCATTTCGTCCTACCTACTCACGCAATATCATTAACCGTATACCATGAGTGATAAGAAAACACTAAAGCAAGATTACACCGAACGTTTGCGCAAGTATGAGCGTGAACTTTCACTAAAACTTAGAGCCAATGCACCCAAAGAGCAAGACAAAACTAAACGGTAGTGCGCGGCCTAAGTCGATTAGCTATTTGCTGCAACTCTATGACGGGGTGTGGTCGATACCTCTTGCTTTTTTGCTTTTCTTTTTAGCCGGGTATGCTAGTTTTCGCTACTTCGGTGATGCACTCATTAGCACCGAATACATCCAGTATATAGTTCTTGCCGCACTTGTTATGGTCGTGGCTAACTTCGTGGTGTTTATGGGGCTGCATTTTAATTTTCGCACACTTCAACGCATGGTCTACTCAGCACAAATCAAACAGCAGGCACTAACTGATTTGAGCACATGGCAAAAGATAGTCTTATACGTGGTCTTGTACTTTGCTTACTTTGCTGCCTTCCTGTATATACTTCACTTGCTGATGACGGTTACTGCGTAAGGGTAACAGCGGCAAGCTATGTAGGTGTAAAGGAGAAAGGAGGTAACAACATGGGCTTTAATAGCCCACAACTTACCGCACTTATGATTGAAAGTGGCTGGAAGAAAGGCCACGCATGGTGTGCATACTTCGTGCACGCTATGTTGAATGAGTGTGGAATAGTCAATACAATAACAGGTTGGTCACCTACTGCCTACAATCGCAAAGATGTGATATTCGATGGCGGCAAGTTCTTAAAGTCTTTTAATGATGGCGATGTGCTAGTAATGACGTTAGCCTATTCAAGTTTAAAGGGCAGGTATAAGAGCATAGGCCACACGGGCATCGTAGATAAGATTGGCAAGTACTCAGTGCGCACTATTGAAGGCAATACAAATGAACAAGGCATGCGTGATTCGCGCACACGTGACGGCGTATACTACAAGATTAGACCACTATCTAAAAGCATACATATTACTCGATGGAAAAAGCAAGGATAAACCCGATGTTGATCTACGCGCTTGGACTATTAGCAACAGGCGCTGTCATTATTCTACTATTTAAAGGATGCGCAAGGCCGCAGACTAACCCGGCAGTAGATAGATTGTACAAGATGAATGATAGTTTGTACAAAGTGATTGAGAGCAACACGGCAAAAGCAGACTGTTTGTATTCACGTATTGATAGTTTGACCATGCAGCGTGATACGATTATTCAACGTCAAGAAATAACGAACGAAATATACCGCAATGAGACATACAATATCCTTAGTTCTGATGCTGCTGGTAGTGATAAGCAGTTTCGCGCAACGCTCCAAAAGTCAGACAGCCTCCTCAAGTCTGGATTTTACACCAAGACTTACAACCTACGAGCTCCAGCTAATGAATCTAAACTACAATAGCATGATGTACTGGTATGAAACATCTATGGAGATAGATAGTTTGTATCAACTTGAAAAATTAAAGACGCATTATTACAGCAAGATAACAGGCATACAGGCCAACAGCTACGAGACACTCAAAACAATCTACGAAAACAAGCAAGCCATTGAAAAGGCAATCGCACAGGAGAAAGAAATGCAGATAAAGGATTTGAAAAAACGCAATCGCAAGCTAATACTACACAACACGGTGCTAAGCATTGGGCTTTCAGCACTGGCAATATCAACTGTATACTTTGTAATCTTATGACCATTGAACCTAAAGACGTGCTGACCGTAGTTGCCGGGGCTGTATCACTATCGGGCTTGTACTATGCACTAAAAAGAAATGTAGAAAAATTAAACATCACAGTGCGTACTATGGACACACACCACAAAAGAGAAATCAGTGCTATTCATCATCGCATTGATGAAATCAAAACAGACACCAAAGAGACAATCAATAAACTCGACGGAAAGATTGATGCGATACAGCAGCAGAACGCTTTAATATCCGCGAATCTTGCGGAGCTTACAGGCTACTTGAAAGCAAAACAATAAACCAAACAATATGGCAAGCAAATATGTTGGAGTATACACCGAAATCTACAATGGTACAGGTGTAATAAATGACCGCGTGCGAATGGCAATGGAGAAATACTCCGTGCCGCTATCATTCAAGTCATTCCTGCGCATGTATCAGATATGGCGTAACTACAACTATGGTGCTGAAAAAATAAATTTAGGTCATGCAAGTTTAAGTGCACCACCTGCCAAAATAAGTGCACCACCTAGCGGGCAACTTGACAAGTTGAAGCATTCACTTGGTGAGTTCAACGACATACTTAGTGAGTTGAAACCTGAGACACACAACCCGCTTGACCTGCCCCCATCGCAGGAGTCAAACTACCAACCTTATAAGATTCCTGTAAACCACAATAACATCCTTATAATCGGTGATATTCACATACCGTATCACAATATACCTGCACTCACTCTTGCGTTGAAGTACGGGCTTGAAAATGACGTAAACACCATACTATTGAACGGTGACGTTATAGACTTTTATGCCATCAGTCGATTTGAAAAGGACCCAAGAAAACGCAATTTTGGACATGAGGTCTTGATGACACGCCAATTTCTTACAACTTTGAGGCAGTTATTTCCAAATGCAGCGATCTATTACAAGTGCGGTAATCACGATGTGCGCTATGACCACTACATCATGCGCAATGCACCCGACCTTTTAGGCATGAATGAATTTTCATTTGAAAGTTTGATGAAGCTCGATGAACTCAACATCACATTTATTCCCGATAAACAAATCATCCGTGCCGGGAATCTTACAATACTACACGGGCACGAACTCGGACAGTCTGTGTTTAGTCCTGTCAACATCGCGCGTGGTTTATTCCTGCGGGCAAAAGACAATGCGCTGTGCGGACATCATCATCAGGCATCGGAACACAGTGAGCCAAACATCAACGGCAAACTAACAACGTGCTGGAGTGTGGCGTGTCTGTGCGAGCTGCATCCTGACTATATGCCTATCAATAAACACCACCACGGCTTTGCGCATGTGAAGGTCATGGATACGGGTGAGTTTGAGGTGAGCAACTATCGAATAGTGAATGGAAAGATTAGATAACAAAAAGCCCCCACGTTAGGGGGCTAGATGCATCAATTTAAACACTATGCGATAAACACAATAGAAGCCACAAAGTTAGTACCAAATGAAACGCAAACAACATCCGAAAGTAGTACACCGCAAACTTGGTCGTGAGCGTGCGCATGGGATGTATCTGAACAACGTGATAGAGATTGACCCTACACTAGCACCAATGCGCTATCTTATTGTACTTGTTCATGAGTATCTGCATCACATCCAGCCTGAGTGGAGCGAGGAGAAAGTTGATGCGGAAGGTGAAGCACTTGGTCGCTTTCTTTGGAAACAAGGCTTTCGAAAAGTGCAGCAGTAGTCAAAACTTATCCGCTATCCCGGCATGAAGTAACTCAGTGTGCAACCATTCGCGCATCTTGCCAACTAAGTTATACTGTTCTTCGGTTAGGTCTTGGTACTTTTCAAGACTGCGTAGATGCTGCCTAAATTCATCAATCATGTCAAAGTACTTCACACCATTCACAGCGCAATCAAATGCGTGCTGGTCATGTTTTAGATCAAAGGTCAGTGTTGCTTTCATATTGTGATCTGTTTGGTTTTCCTGCTTTACAATCTGCGTAGCCATCATTGTACGCATTAAGTATGTGTGTCATTTCAATCGTTTGGGCCTTCATCATAAATGCGTCTAATTCAATCCATGATATTTTGACGGTTGGCCCCTGAAATCTTTTACGCAGTGACTTGCTAAGTGTGCGCAGTGCGGTTTCTTTTTTAGTTTCCTGTTCCATTGTCCTTATTTATTTTGGTTGATACGTCGCGCAGGGCGAGTGCGATTAGCCATAGGGGCACTGATACTATTATTGCTGCTATCATTTTGGATAATTGTATATGCACCGTATGTGGTGCGGTTTAGTTTATAACCTAGTTCATTAAACATTGCAAGATAGCGATAAGCTGTGCGCTCTGTTACCTGCAACTCTTTTGATATTACGTGTACGTGCATAGGGCGTGTCTGCATTTGTATCATCAGGTTCAACACGTTCCTAATTTTCGCAGCATACACTCTTTGCCTTGATATAGATTTCTTCATTGATTCTTTTAAGTATTCGGTAGTTGCTGTGATACTCTTTCTTGCTTGCAGGCTTATCGTCAAGATAGGCATGCCGGAGTAGGCGTAATTCATCTACGCTAAACTGACTGAGTTGCTTTCGGCTGAGTCGCATTGAGTTTGAGTATTTCGTTTTTAACGTGGTGATAGTATGCCTTGACTGAGTAGAACTCACCTGTGCCGTCGAAGTCTTGCATGATGTCCAGCGGTGCGTTTACCAGTGCCTCATCTACGGCGTACAGGGCAGCGTTGATTGCTCTGATATGCACCTCAACTAGATTGCCTTCCTGCTTGCCATTCTCGATGATGTCAAAATAGTTCGAGTACAGTTGCCATGCTTTGTCTTTTGCTTTCATTGTTTAGTTTATTGATTAGTTCGATAACCTGTTCTTTGTTGTAGTAGTGCTGCATTGAATTGCGCACGTGGTCTTTGAGTTGATCTGTGGTCATACGATTAAAGTATTTAATTGTGTAACAATCGAATCAATATCATAATGAGTATCAGAGTATACCTGTATTGTTTTAAACCTCCATCTGTGATTGCCTCTGTGTGCATCTTCACTATAATCAGTATTTGTTTTGTTTTTACAAATCTCACAATACTCAACAGTTTTTAAAACGTTTACAAAATATTTAGTGTGCCAACCATAGCCGTTAATTGTGTCCATATATCCAGTCATTATTTTAACCTGCATATGATTTTTTGAAAGGTTTTCGATTACATCTTGCAGGCTCATAGTGCTAAGGTATTAAGGTATTCACGCCACATAGGTACACGCTCTTGCAGCTTTGCGATTGCGTCTGCATCAAACTCAACAACTTTCTCGTGTATGCGCTCATGCACCGGGATGTCGTATGTCCATTCCGTTGTTTCAAGGTCTGCATCTGGATAGTCATCTAAGAACCTGCCCATGTCATAGATCATATTCTTTTCAATGCGCTGTGCTTTCTTGACAAAGGTAGGGTCAGACTGTGCGTCAATCAAGTTCATGCGGCGTGCGAGTCTATACTTTTCATCGTTAATCATTTGAAGTGGCGCGTTCACTAACACATAGCAGAATGTTGCACGCGGTGCGCCTGTCAACCAGCAGTAGGCTTGGCCTTGCCAATAGTAGTCTTTGCTGATGTCGCTAGTCATAGCATCAAAGAACGTGTGTATGTCCCATGAACTTTTAATATCAGGCACGTTCACCACTAAATCCGTCTCATCGTCTTTAATAAGCAGGTCGGGCGTGCCTTTGATAAAGTCATTTGCAAACATCTGCTCATTCTTGAATACGATTTCACCACGGTGTCTGCGCCACATGTCTATCGCATCATTCTCAACGGCTAGACCTTTTTCAATAAACTTATTGGACATCTCTTTGTAGCGGCTGTATTTGTTCGCTACGTAGATTTCAAGCAGTGCGCTCTTGGTTGTTTCGCTTAGACCTGTCTTAGTCCTTGCATCGGTCATCAACTTACCTAGTTGTGACGCTCTGAATAATACTTGTTCCATTGTGATTGTGTTTTAATTGATAGTCAAATGTAGCAACCATTCGGAAATTCCGAACAGTTGCGACAAATTTTAACAGTTAGATAGATGCAATGAATTGCCCGCGCTCCTGATTCATCAGAATCATTTGACGCTTTGCCTCCATTTCATCACCGACTTCCGATAGCACATCGCCACTGCATGACTTGCTAATCTTGCTTAGGTGTGCAAGTTCAGTAGCTTGCTGGATAAGCTCACGCACATACTTGACATCTTGCTCATGGCCTTGACTTAGACTGCCCTTCAACTTGAATGGCTTGTATGCGTCTTTGTTCTTACGGTTAAGGTCACGGCCAAACACTTTGCCCAAACTTTGCGCAGCGTTTTTCAGGCATTCAGATTTCAATTTACCAAATGCCAAGTCCATTGCATTTGCTTTCTTATTCGATGGATTTAAAGCCCACTCATTGCGTGCCTGTGGATCATTGCGAAGGTCATCGGGAACTTTATCTACCATAATGACAACAGATGCTGCACCTGTGCGGCGTAACTCATACCCGGATATCGGATGTGTTACAACTAACTCCAGTGATGCCTGCACCTCGTTGGCAATCGTAGACCACTTGAAATTCTCAGTTCTCCAATGCCCAAAGTACATTAGCGCAGACATCGCACGACTTGGAAAAGACCGCACAGTGATTTGCGTGTGGCATGGCTTGCACCTTATAGAGATTCACGAGCTGCGCAAGCAACCAATCACAACCGTTGTCACAAACATTCGAGAACTTGTGTCAAAGCATAGCATCAGATTAGCCAACGTGATATGCGATGAAGACGGTGTAGGTGGTGGTGTAGTTGATAGCTTAAAGTGCCGGGGATTTCTTAACGGGGGCAGGGCCAAACAACCAGACCGCTATGTGAATCAGAAAGCGGAATGCTATTTTAAACTCGCAGAACTGATCGAGCAAAACAAAGTAGTGTTTAAAGTTGATCGCTTCCGGGATGTAATCGTACAGGAGCTGGACATGATACGCCGCCGCACACCCGAAGCCGACGGCAAGTTAGCTGTGATAAGTAAAGACGAGATAGCGCGCATGCATGGCAAGTCTCCTGACTACGCAGATGCTATAATGATGCGTGTTTACTTTGAACTTTTCCCGAATTACGGCAGCTATTCGTGGGCGTAACATTTAACAAATCGCTTCTATAACCCGCGTCGTTGCTCATTTTAACAAATTTTAACAATTAATTTTTGGTAGGTAACTATTTACCCCACTATATTTGTGCCATCAATCAAACATTAAAACACAAAGCAATGACACACACAATCGAAGTAGCAAAAGGATTTGAAGTAACAGTAAACATTTACAATGACTGCGTAATTACTACCGTTAACTACTTAGGAACTGCTCGCAAGAATTCGTATATGAATATTCAAGATTTGATTAATAACACTACAATCTCTAAGGTAGCTGAATTTTGCAAATCATTATAATCAAAACAGGGGTGCGGCTGTAACGCACAATCCTTAAATCTTAAATCACAAGCAATATGAAAAACACTTCTACTATCATCCGCTACGTTATCGGGGCTATTATCGTTTTTGCAATTCTTAACTATTGTCAAGAGTTGAATGATTGCCTGATGCGCTATTAATCACTATCTTCGAAACATCAAAATCAATTTAAATTTATGAGTTATCACAAAGACAATTTAGAAG